ATTGTTGGTTTAACAGATACCATATTTTCACCAACATTTTCTTTTAATACAATTACTAGTTTTTTTGTTGTTTCTGTCAATTGACCAAATGCTATTGTAGATGGAGACAGTTCAATTGTATATCCAGCATCATTGGTATTTCCAATTAATATTTGTCTATTTAATGTATTCTTTCCCAGAGTTTGTGATAAACTGCTTAGTGATTGTAAAGGTATTACAACAGAAAATGAAAAATTTGTATCTTCTTGAAATGTCATTTCTTGGTCATTTAATGAATTATTATTTATATCAACAAATTTTACTTCTATATTATTTTCAATCAATTTTGGAAATTTTACTGTTAGTGGTACATCGCTACCTTCTCGTATATATTCCAATACATAAGTTTCGGATATGTCATCACTTGGAACATATCCCCTACCAAAACTTCTTGAAAATTTTACAGTTTCATCTGTAATATTCTGTTGGTCTTTTAGTATACGTACACTCATGCGTTCACCACCAATGGAATCTCGCCAGAATCTCCAGCATCTTGTTTTACTAAACTTTGTAAGTTTGCTTCTATTGATTCCGAAATAATAGTATTCAAAGCAGTTAAAAACCGTTGCCTTTCAATTCTAAATCTTTTATTCTCAAATTCAGAATCAACAAACTTTACCATACGTTGATAAATATCGTTTATTATAATTTGTATAGAACTATCAAAATTTGATACAGTATTACTTCTAGCCAATTGTTCTGAATTTAATTTACTCTTGAAAGAAGACAAAAGATTTGTTTGAAATAGGTCCATAACCATCTGCTGAAAATCCTGTCCAAAAATGGATTCAATTACAAACTGTCCATACTGTTTTTCATCTATTGAAACTGTTCCCTGTTGATTGGGTCTTGCATGCAATACAATTTCTTTTTTTGACGGAGAAACCCTTTTAATTCTCCAATTAGCATCATTGTATGTTCCAATTTCATCGGAAAAGAAATTTATGATTACATCATATGTTCCAGCAGGCAAATCACTTAAATATTTTTCTTGTAAACTATTTTCGTTTGAATAAGCAACTGTATTTGTTTGATCGCCTGGTCTAAAAAAGTTTAATCTAACATGAATGCCATCATCGGAATTAGTATTAACTACGGACAAAATTTCTTCATTGAGTGGCACCACAGCACTATATACTAATTGATCTGTTCCTTGATTATAAAAATGTAATTCAACATTTTCTTTTTCAAGATCTAACCCCAAAAAATATTGATTTATTTCTGTTTTAATAACATATTCTTCTGGAGAGATAGTTCTATTAATTGAATCACCAATTGACAATGTGCCTACCAACTGTTTGTAATTATTTTGGTTAGCCATTAAAGTTCCTCAAAAGCAACATTAAACAATTGATTAAAATTTCTATTAATTGTTGTGAATGTTTTTGTTGTTATGTTAATATTTTGTGGTGGTACAAATCTTTGACTATCATTTTTTACATATATTTTTTTGACATTAGTAGCATAAGGTGGATTAACCACAGGATATGGGTGTGGCTTATTATTAGGGTATTCTCTTCCCTCTTCCACATCCAGTGAATATGTTAAATTCTTTGCAGCTAATTCTTCTAAATTTATCATACTACCTTAAATCTAAATGGTTTAGTAAAATGTACTTCCTCACCCAAAGTAATTTTTAATTTTAAATCATAAAATCTATTTTTATACAAAGTTCTTGTATCTAATTTTACATAAGAACCAGAACTATCACAATGTATATGTGAATAAACATCAAATGGTTCTATGGTTGTACCAGCACCCGCATCTATTACTGTATATTGGCTGCTGGAAGGTAGATAGTATCTATTATCAAATCTTCTTGTATTGGTGTATGCTTTTGTTGGGTATTTATCTCTTACCGTAAAATACAATTTTGAAATTGAGCCAACTTCATATTCTGCTCTTAAATTATTTGGTGCAATTTCAATATCAAACGAGGGTAAAGTTTTTAGTGACCCAGTTGTAAAACTTTGACTTACATATGCTAATTCAAGAGTTGGTTCATGAACAGTATGTGTTTGTTTTGAGAAAAATTTAACATTTCCTACATTGTCGGAATTTGATTCAGAACTTCCCGAGAATTTTAAAAGAAGACCATAGTTTGTGGTCAGTGATGAACCAGAAATCATTGGTGCAACTAAATCAGTTACATCTATTCTTAATTCATCGTTTGTTAAATTTGTAACAGAAGAACTGACAACTGGAGTTAGATTATAATCCCCTCCTGTGCTTGTCCATGCCGAACCAGTACTATGTTTTGACCAAGTAGCACCATCATCAGAAACCAATGGGGTTTGCATTGTGTAGCCAGAACCCTCTGCCCAAGATTGAGATACTTGATAAACATAAATGTATTCATCTTGAAATAGTTTTTCCGCATTTGCAACTTTTAAATTTAGAAAAACTGTAGAACTGGTAGGAGCGCCTTTTAGATCACTCAAATCAAATTGTATTAATGATCTTACAGCGCCTGTATTAAATGCTATATCGTTTTTATGCTTCCCAACTTCTAATATCTCATCCTGACCAGCGTTTAGATTTGGATAAATTTCATAAATACTTGCATCTTTAGATGCTTTTAAATATACTCTGCTCATTGTCTACCTGTCCCTACGATATCGTTTTGTGGGTAGCGTAACTCAAAAATACAAGGGTCGGCTGATGGATATATAATTCTATCAGTTGTATTGAACTGTAAATCGTATGTGTGTGAAGCATAATCTCGTCCGTCTTTTTGTTGGTACTTGTTAACGAAATCTAAACTTGTCACGCTTTGTACACCATCAACTCTTGCAATTTGTAATAAAACATCATCTATGATTATTGGTTGATTTATTTCCCAATTGTCTATATTAAAGTATTGAACCAACGAATCAGAACATTGTGCTAATACATCGTGTACATTATATCCTTTATATACGACGACCGAATAATTTATTCCTATAGAAACTCTAAAAGCATCTAAAATGTTTACTCTATCTGTTAAAATTTTGTATCCTTTTAGGAATTTTTTAATATTACTTTTTACGGTATTGTTAAGAATAGTTAATCTTTGGTCGTTGTCATAACCCAAAACATAAAGATTAACATTTGTGTTTTCTGGTCTATTGTCAACATATAACACATCATCTTCTGGATCTAAAGTTGATAGAGTTTGTTCAGAAACTTCGGTTTGTGATCTAATATTATTGATTGCGTCGTCTTTGATAGCAAATGCTTTTGCAACAGCACCATATTTTGATGGCATTGAAAGAATACGCTTTTCATAATCTTGTGAAGTAACAACTCTTCCCTGTGCATTAACGAAACCGATAGCTGATTGTCTTATTTGTTCTATGGATGGTGCATCCAATCCACCAGCTGCTGGTTCATCATTTGTTACGGTTATACTTGATACCATTGTATTGAATGTGGACAAATCAGCACCACTCAAAGTTCTTGTTTCATTTAATGTTGTTAATGTACCAATTTTTGTTATGGTTCCAGATGGTACATTTGACCGAATACCATTTGAAACAGTATATGTAATTGTTAAGGTGGTATTGCCTGGAGCAAGACCAAAAGAATTGCTGTTTGTAAAATTTAAAGTATCAAGAGAAACATTGGTCATGTTTTGTAAATAATTTGAATCATAAACAGATTTGTAATCTGGATTTTGGTATACATCAGATAAATCACCCGTTCCAGAACCAAATACAAGTTCAATTTTTAAATTTCTATTATATCTAGTAATAAATCTTCTATTGACTTTTACTGGCTTTAATGTATAAAGCGGAGCTAATGTTGAAGATGTACTTACTAATGTATCTTGAAAACGATAATCTTGTGATAGGTTATCAACTTCATACCAAGTATTACCTTCAGAATCAACCACCGACACAATTTCAACTACATTGTCGTCTGGAATTTGAACCTTTAAAAACTTGGTTGGGTTTCCTACTACATTTGTTGTTGTTTTTCTGGTTGCTGATACTAGCTTACATTGTTTAGACACAACGAAGGTTGAAGGCAATCCGGTGGTACCATCTAAAGAAAATATCTGAACTGTTCTGTTTGTAGAGTCACCAAAATCACAAATATCTTGTGTTAAAAAACTACCAGCATCAAATTGCGTTGTTGCGTTAAAAGATGACCCAGCCGCTATTCTTGGTAAGAATCTAGTATCTAAATTACCATCGGTATCTGCTGGTATCAATGCTGATATTGTTGCTTTGCAGAATGATGGTGAAGTTAATCTTGGTTTGAATCCCAATCCTTGTGCAAGAGAAACAACATTTTCTCTTTCTTCTGCATAAGCTAATAAACTTTCTTTAAAAGAGTTATCTGTGTAATAAGAAAGAACATCACCAACATATGATGCCATATCCAAAAAAATACTACCAGGCGATGCGTCACTAAAATCTTGATAGGTATCTGAAAAATAAAATTTAGTAAAATCTACCAAACTCTTTTTGAAATCTGAGTAGTCTTTGTTTAGATATTTTACTTGTTTTTTATCTATTTGATCTTTTGGGGATACAGTAGAAAGTTTATTAATTGCCATTTATATTCCTCAGACAAAAAGTACTACTTCATCTAGTAAATTTGGATTATCTGTTAACCTATATCTAATATACATTTTTGATGTATGTCTATCTCTATCATTATCTGTTGTTTCTATAGCAAAATCTTCAATTGTTATATAAGGCATCCATTCTTGGACAGCATTTTCAACAGCTTCTTTAGCCCGTTCACCAATATCGTCATTATTAAAATCAAAAATTAATTGATGAATATCACACCCAAAGGTTGGATTATTGAATCTTTCACCTTTAACGGTCAATACTAAATTGATAAAATTACTTTTAACTTGTTCAAGCAAAGTATTGGATTGTTCAAAATATCCACCATTTGCTCTACGCAATGGTAAAGTAAATCCAATCGTTGCCATTTGTTAGATTCCCATCTTTTTCATTAAAGAACTATAATCTTTGTTAATAGCGTTTATAGCATCTTTGTGTTGTTCACCAATAGCACCACCTTGATATGTTGATGGCAATTCCATAGGAGACATTAAATTTACATTTTTGGTATTGAAACTAACTGTGTCCATTCCCAATTTTTGTGTAAACATATCTCTCAATTGTTGACGACCTAAATCAGAAGTAGTTGTTGTTACAGACTCATTTTGCATCTTTGGTGTGTTTGCAGAAATCATTATATCAAACAACTCAGCCTTAACTTCTTTGATGATTTCAGCTTTCTGATGTTGAATTTCGGCTCTAACAAACTCTCTGATTAGTTTTGATAATTCTTTACTTGTCATAATACACTCCTATTGTTCCTTTATAAATAGTTCAGTTACCTATTTTAACTCCGTTACTTTTTGCTTCAATAATTTTCAATCTGGTAGATGATGTTTTGGTAAAAACTGACGTTGATAATGTACTATATGGTATA